TTGTCCTTCACGAAAACAATGGCAGAGAATGTTATGCCCATTTGGGCACAGACAGTTGCTTTTGAGGGTGGCACTCCTATGGAACGGGCAACGCGTGGGGCAGCAGAGTTCTTTGGGATGAGGGCCTATCCCAGAAACCTAATCTTTGAACTTGATAGAGAATGGGAGGATGACCTATCTGACTTTAACGATATTCCAACCGATCCGTATAAGATAGGCACGAAGGAGAATCCCATAAGCCGGACCACATACAGGCAGAGGAACGCTGAAATAGACGCCAAGCTCTTTATTCTAGGGGATGTAACTACTCTTAGAAGTGCGGGGGCAATCAGAGAGGCAGTAGATTTGATCAGGGATAATGATATCAATCCAGATGATATAAGGGGCATCAAGAAGCGCAATGAGGCCCGCGCGGAGGGGGATAAGATAAAGAGGGATGAATTGGATACCCTTATTAAGCGATTAAATCTATCTAAGACCAGATCTACTTCAGTGCCTTCTACTGGCCCTTCTCGCGGGGTGCTAAGCCCTGAAGAACGAGAACGATTATGGCAAGATGTTATGGAAATGGAAAAGAAGCTGGCAGGGGCACGGTCGCAATAATGGGTAACGTGAAACCGGAGGATGGGGCTGTGCCTCATAAGAGGGAGTTGCGTTGCCCAGGGTGTAACAAGAAGTATGCCGAGCATTACAGGGGGCTGGTTGTGCTGAAGTGTGAGCAGTGTCATCAGCTTAGCGTGCTTGACACAGATGACGACTATGGTGTATAGATAATATCACACTAATATTGTGGCCTTGTGCCCGAAGTATCTGTGGCCTACGTGCCTTTGTTACTTCGGGTATTTTATTTTCTGGCCTGACCGATGGTTTGAGCCAGACAGGAGGACAGGATGGTGACAGAGCAGACGATAGACATCCCGGATGCTGAGATACTTGCAGAGCCGCAGGCAGAACCCGTTGTAGAAGACGAGGGGGGAGAGCCGCAGGCCGAGGAGACACAGGATCGGGCACAACAACTAGAGTCTGAGGTTGCAGAACTGCGGCAGCAGCTAGACCGTGAGAAGAAGTCTCGTCGTGACGAGTACATACAGAACAGGACGGCGAGAGAGAAGGATCAGAGGATGGACCGGATGGAGAGTCTTATTGTAGACCTCGTTGAACGGTACGATAAGGGCGAATTGGCTACGGACACCATAAAGGAAACTGTTAGGGACGGAGTCAGTCGTATCGAGAATGATATTACGGATACTGGGGAAGCCCAGTCCCTGTCAGAAGAGATCAATGAGATTAGCGTCCGCCATGATTCAGATATTAGAAATCCTGATAACAATCTTGACCGATCTAGTGTTGACATGCAGAATTTTGCGCGTCGCTGGAAAGAGGCTGAGGAATTATGGGCTAAGGGCCGCTATGCCGATGCGAGAGAGAGGGTTGCCCATGCTGAGACTTCACTGGAGCTTGCGAAAGCACGGGCTAGTGGACCCAGCGTGAAAGCTGCCAACCCTGCCGAGATGGATCTGAATGCCAATAGAGGGCAGAGAACCGGATCTGGCAGGAGTGATGCCGCTAAGGTAACTGCATACGGACGAGGCGAGATCCCTTGGAGCGCAGATGTTCAAGAGGCTATGAAGAGACAAGGCTTGGTATAATTATAATAATAATAGCAAACGTGTGGAGGGAGCGGGGAAACTCAGCCCCTTCAGTAACAACTTTGTTTAAGGAGAGATGAAATGCCCCAGAGTGACAGAGGAAGAATTGAGTTGTTCTACGACTTTTTTGGCGAGGACAACGTAGCAAACACAGCAGAAACCCGATTGCTTGGCCCATTCATTGTGGGTGGCCAGGGCAACGCTGAGACCGATGCAGGAGTGCCCACGATTGCGGGCATGGTAAGCGGTGCAGGTCGTATCACAACAACAAACGAAGACAACCATTGCACAATGGTAGGTACTAATACTGGCTTTAGCGCCAGCTTGATGGGTCCAATAGTTTTAGAAGCCCGTGTTCAGCTTGATAACTTGGACACGAAAGAAGTATTTTTTGGCTTGAGCGACATAGACCCCAACACGCTAAACCTTGAAGGAACGTTGATCCACGGCGCTAGTACAACAATAACTCTGACTGCCAGTGATATCTGTGGCTTTCTTTTGTCTGCGGAACTTACCGACGACGAAGATTGGCACATGGTTTACAACGGTGGCTCCACTACCGGTGAAACTGACTCCACTGCAATAGACGCCGATGACGACGCTGTTGCCGCTGAGTGGCAGGTACTTCGTCTAGAAATAGACACCAATGGTACTGCACGATGGTATATAGACGGCGTTCTCAAACAGACCAAGACAGGGGCAGTATCCACAACTACAGTTATGGGTGTTTGTCTAGGAGTCGAGGCTAAGGGCGCAGCTATCGAGAATTTAGATGTAGACTACCTGCTTGTACAGGCTAACAGAGACTGGACAGCGTAATAAATACTTTTGACAAGGAGGCCATTTAATGGCTGCTGGAAATACAACTACAGGTTCCTTGGCGGATAGCATTGATGTTATTCAGGCTTCTGCCAGGTCCCGAAGACAATATGACGGGGTAATGCCCCAATTAGTAGACCGTGTTGAGTTAGATGCCAATACGGGTACAACATGGAGGGAGATCCTCCTGGCTAATCTCTCGGCGCAGGCCGTGACAGAAAATACAGTGCTGGATAATCCCCAGCAGTATGATGACTCTGCCATAACCATAACGCCTGAGATGATCCAGATTCAGACGTTTATCTCTGACAAGAGTAAGCGCAATATCAACAACAAGGTACTGGCTCAGATGGGCAAGATGCCCGGTGAGGCAATGATGAGGAAAAAGGACGAGGATGGCCTTACTGCGGCTGACGCTTCTACCCAGATGGGTGCAGCGGGTACTCCTGTGCAGACAGGGGACGTAGCGGCGGCACGGTACATTATTACGTCCAATGCTACAGAGCCGGGGCCGCTTCCTATATCGGGAGTGTTCCACGGGTTCTGTATAAAAGACTTCTACGATGAGTTAGTAGGTGGCTTGGGAACATACCCAGTGCCTGACGGGGCTACAGCGACTGTATTCCAGTCTGCCTTCACCCTGCCAATCGCCAATGTGTCCATACATGAGGATGGTAATATCAGCATTGATGGATCTGACGATGCCAAGAACTTCGTGTTCTCCAAGTCGGCATGGATACTGGTAGAAGGCATGACGATCAGGACTGAATCCAAGCGTGAGCCTCACATAGCCGGTGGTGGCGACAGTCTGTTTATGACAGATGAGTTTGCTTATGGGCTACGTCTTGCCAACTGGACTCGTGAGATTATAGGTGACGCTACGGCGCCAGCGTAAGGATGTATGACTAGATTAGCAGAAAAACCGGGAGCAGAGGTTGTCCATTTCAGGATGACCTCTGCCCTGGACACGGTAACGAGGGCGGTAGTAGCTGACGAGCCTTGCTATGTGCTGGCTGAGTTGAACCTGCCCTCACGGAGCGGAAAATCTAAGAGTCGCTTTCAGGTACTAAGGGTCGTGCGGAACGACAGGTTGGTCACAGCGTATGTATATATGGGACCAGCCAGTCAATTTAAGGCAGACCAGGTTATGATACCAGGGGGCCAGGTCGAGAACGGTAAAGGTATAGCTTGGCATACCGTGGCTGAGCTACAGGAGATAGCAGATGAACTGCGGGTGAAGCCTCCATACAGGGAGATTGAGCCCTCGGATCTACAGGCAGCATTTCAGAATATGGTAGAGGAAAAGAAGCGTAGCAGAAGAAAGCATTCTAGTTTTGGCCCTGCGGGTCAGCTTGTTAGGAGTTAGATATGACAACCCCAGATACGATAGCAACGGCAGAAGCAGAAGAAGCATGGCGTGAGGCGATAGCCGAGGAGCCGGAGCCTACAACGGATGTTCCCGATGGCTTTATGAAGGTGGGAGAGATTATCAGCACTCCTTCGGAGTCATCTCCAGCTGCGTCCAGAGTAACGTCTCTTAGATATAAGGGATACTTGCCGTACTGGAATACCAAGACAGGTGACTATAACGAGTGCCCTCATTGGTTCCGTTGGCAGGTGGCGCAGATGACACATGAAGATGGCACTAAGATGTACACCTTTGCGAACCCTCATATTGCGCCCAATTATGGTCAAGACCTGTTTTGCCCACTAAACCCAGCCTCTCCAGATTATCACCGAATTGAAGGCTTAGGGTTCAAGGAATGCAGAAGGGCGCATGTTCCTCACCAGGATGCGTTGGAGGCTCATGTGCAGAAGTCCCACAAGAGGGCTCACGCGGCATTGTTGAGAGAACGAGACGACCGCGTTAAGGAAGAAGACAGAGATCTACAACGCCAGATTCTAGTTAGCAACCAGCAGCTTATACAGGGCTTTGCTGAGCAACGAGGATCTGTGCCTACCCAGACAATAGTGTCTGATATTCCTCAACATACCCATAGGTATGATAAAAGTTTAGGGTCAGTATGTAAAACAGCGGGGTGTACGGTAGTACGCACCGTTGCATATAAAAAGATGAAAAGAAATAACTAGAAGGAGGATCGAGCAATGGCAGGACGAAATCCATCTCCCACACATGTCGTAAAGCCCAGTGCTACGGCTGCGGATACCAGGAGTCGCAGTATAGGGCGTAGCGTAACCCAGGTTTCTGTTTTAGCAGTAACCAACGATGCCAATGACTTTATCACGCTTCCACATTTAGTGAGCGTTCCAGAAGGTCATCGAATTACTATTTTGTGCAATGCAGGGGGCAACTTTGAGTTGCGTACTCCCGTAGGAAGCGGAGAAGAGATCAACAGTGAGGACTGTGACGGGAC